GTCCTTCGATTTGCTCAAGACAGCGAATCCGAGAAAGTGTGTCGAAGCATACATGGCGGGTGTATCTAAGTATGCCACCAAGATCTCCCAGAGAGATGAAACGTTCTTCACCGAAGACATCAAGACCATTGAATATCTTCAAGATTTGAACATTGCAGAGTATTGGACTGACAAGATGTCAACGGGGACGAAGAATGCTGTCTGGCAATATTTGCAAACTCTCTACATGCTTGGTACGACGATCACGGCTATCCCACAAGAAACCCTGTCGATCATCGAAAGTGTCGCCAAGGACTGTGCCGATAAGATCCAGAGTGGCGACGGTCAAATCGATGAAAAGGCACTCATGAGTATGTTTAGTAGCATGTTGAAAAAATAAACTCATACTATATAAATGAAGGTTTGGTTTGAGGACCCGCGAGAGCTCATCCGTCGCGATAAGGTCTTGCAGTTCTGGCCTACTAATACCCAGTCGGCCGACGAGCGTGTCAACGCTGCGTCGAGATTTATAATTTATGCCGCATGCTTTATTTACTTGATTCGTCGGGACCCTAGAATATTTGTTTTGGCCTCGACCGTTTTAGGTGTTCTTTATGTTATGTACAACTCCGATATGGTGAAAGAAGGTGAAGCTCGACCGTCACACATTGAAGAAAATGCGGAAGCTTCGTGCCAATTGCCAACCATGGATAATCCAATGGGTAACATGTTGCTTTCGGACTTCACAGATCGACCGGATCGACCGTCTGCGTGTTATCATTCGAGTGTCAAGCGTGAACTTGATGTGACATTGAACAATCGTATGAAATATATGGCTGGTCGCTCCAGGACGGCTTTACCGCAGTATCAAATGAACGCCATGGCGAGACAGTTTGTATCGAATCCGGTGACGACTGCCGTTGGTGACCAGACGGGTTTCGCGGAATGGTGTTACGGTAAGAAGTTCCAGCCGATGTGCAGATCTGATACGACATATTGTAACCCGGATGCCAGAGGTGTTCAGCTCGAGGCTTTTGCCGGTCTTGATTCGAGTGGCGATAAGAGAACTGGTATGCACAGAAGTACTGTTCGTGCCGGTGAATAAATATTCTTATGTAATAATAAATGGCATACCAGTTGCAGCCCGGTTTGACCCTTTTGCAGCACGATTCCGTTCCGGCTGTTAAGGCGACGGATGAAGTCTTCGTGTACCCGCAACCGAGTACGCTCAATTACTGTTGCCGCCCTTCGACCATGCTTTACGGTACTGCGCCGTACATGGCTGGTAATGGTTCTCCGGCTCGTTTTATTGAAGTGAGTGATCAACTGCGTCCTCAGTCGACGACGCGTTTTGGCAAGGTTCTGGTGAAGCCCCATGAAAACGGTTACTTCCCGTTGAATAATGTTGAATGTAAGGTGCCGCTTCGAACGCGAACGTATGAACCGGTGAGCACCCGTGCTTATATCCAGAACAGTATGTTTAACCAGCGATACATGCAATAATAAAAATGTTAACAAGAAGTAAGAATGGCAGACCCCGTGTCAGTGTTGGCCGTCGCCGGACTCATATATGCCGGCAGGAAGCTCAGTGAAGTTCCAGAGCAACCTCCCAAAAAGGTTGTAAAGGAGCCCGAACTTTTTGAGACCGAATTTGAAGAAATTGAATTCACGGATCCCTTCAGAGACAGAAAGAGTGAAGTTGACTCGTTCGCCGTCATCGCTCCACAAAGCAGAACGGGTGGACAGGAACTTTTGGATATGCGAGGTCGTTTGTATGACCAAGGTCGCATGAATAACCTGTCACCAGTCGAGAAGAAGTTGGTGGGTCCCGGTCTCGGTGTTGGTGCAGATGTCGAATCATTTGGTGGCTATCAACAAGTCTTCCGCGTAAACCCAGTAAACACAGGCGCGTACCGTCTTACGACTCTTCCGGGGCGATCTGGCCCGGCCGTTGATATACGAGGTGGACGCCGAGCGGAGATCGGTGAAGTGACTTATAACAAACCTGAAAAAACGGCCTACCTTCCGGATCGTCGTCCACCGACAGGTGGTCGGGCTCAAGGTATGTCTGGTTTGACACCGCGAGCGTCTCATCAGAAGACGATGCAAACCACGCATCGTTCGGAAACTGGTCTTCGTACCGATGGTCTCGAGACGGCACCAGCGAAACGATTTGTTCCGGGACAAACGATGCCACAAGCGCCGACTCGCAATAAGATGGACATCAATGATGCTCAGTTTATGCATGTCAATAACCCGTCACCGGGTATCGCGAACTTCTATGGTGCGTACGTGAACGCACCGGCGGCCATGATGAATGCCGAAGGGCCAGACGCCAGAGGTTACGGTGTTGATCAATACGTCGCCTATGGTATGCGTCCAGTCGATCGTCGTGCCAAGCCGAACCGTATGGGTAACCCAGGCCGTATGAATGTTCGCGAGAAGCCGATGAACCAACACGGCGTTTTGACCACGATCCGTCATGATAAGAGTCGTGTCGACGGACGCATCAATGCTCCGAATGGTGGTTGGATGCAACACTACAAACAAAATGACTTTTATGAACTCAATCCTTATAAGGGTCACATAAATCCGCGTGTCGCTGGTAATAGTCTAGACTTGGCGAAAACACAATTAGCTAAAAATCCTTTCCATAACACGATTAATTAAATAAAAACACTCATTAAAATTTTATACGCAAATTTTAATGGAGGTCCATACCTTAGAAATCGATAGTAGTGAACGTGACTACGCCCAATACCCGGACCCGTCAGACTATGTTATCGATTTGAAAAATCGAATCTATGACATCAGGAAGATTAGTTTGTTATCTGCCAGAATTCCGTTGAGTCAAACTTTAATTCATGCAAGGAATAATACCTTTAGTATTGACAATATTGATATAATTTTGCCGAATAAGTCTTATACAGATGGTAATTCACTCGCGTATGACGTTCGGACAGCTATAAATACGAGTGATGGTGATTTTAGTTTTGTTGTCAATTATGATTCTAACTTGCATGCGTTGACTTTTGAAAATGAAGCCACAGCTTTGGAATCAAATATTTTTCAATTTGGAGATGGTACTAATGCTCGACTTAAATCGGGTGTTCTAGACACACTTTCAAATGCTACAACATATGACTACACAACACCACATCAAATGCTTGGGTTTCCTCCGCACAATATCGAAATTGACCCAGGTGAGACATACACGACGGGGAGCATAAATCTTCAAGGGCCAAATTCACTAGTTTTACGTCTAAGCGCTGGTTCCGACACGTTTAACAAGGATGTGTATATTCGAGAACCATTCTATACGAGTCACATTCTCACGACGGATGGTCCGTTTTTGAATTATAATTCTGCGGACGATCCAGTCAAACACGATTTCTTTAGTGGACCTCAAAAATTCATTGAAAGCCTTCGCGTTCAGTTTTTCTACATGAGTAATGGTCGCCTCATTCCATATGATTTCAGAAATCAAGATCACATTTTGAAATTTGAAATCGAGTGTAACACTGGTAAGTTTAAGTCGATAGCTAAACAGACAGCTTCTGATGTGGGTGTACTCCCACCGCCCATAAGCATCCCGGAATTAGAGGATCCTTATAGATGGAAACAGTATGTACTGATTTCAATCATTATTTTCGTGGGTATATTTACCTTGTTTATCACTCGAAAGAGAATTTAACGAGTGATGGCGTAGACCGGACCAGACGGCTTTTGGACCGTCGGGGAAAGTCGAGAGATCACAAGGTACACGATGACAGACAAAAGCGTCGTGAAGAGAGCCGTGAGACCGTAGTGGAGACCGCCGTTCTTTTGAACGCTGATGACTTGGTTGATCGCCCATCGGACGAGGTCCAACCAAGAGATCGCAGCCGCGAAGGAGAAACCCGCAACAACGGAGTTCAGGGATTGCGTCTGGAGTTCGCGAGTCAGGAGCGTGACAGTTTCCAAGGCAGCGGCCGACATTGTAGTTATATTAGATATGTAGAAAATTATTCGGGAAGTAGTTCGTCTTCTGATAAAATTTTTTTATAACGCTCTGCATATTTGGAGTACCCCTTCGTGACCTGAAGTTCTTCATCATCCTCCGACTCTGAGTCCGAGTCCGAGTCCGACTCTTCGTCGATGAGTTTAAATTCATCCGTCGACCAACCCACCGGCTCCATTACTATTAATAGCATTTTTTAACATCTCTTCTACCGGACTTTGAGGCTGCCAACTGTCCCATCGATCATAGGCGTCGTTGATTTTTTTAAACGTATCGTCGTCGCCTGAATATCGCTTAAATGGTGGGCATTCAGATTCTTCCACTTCTTCCAGTTCTTGTTCGTCCTCATCGGATTCTTCTTCATCGTAGATTTCTGGAAAAAGTGACCCGATTGTTTCACCGACTGTGTACATCACGCAATACTTAATGGCGTACTCCATGTCTTGAGCCAAGACTACATCTCTACCACACGCCTTCGCATATTCGCATGCAACGAGCATACTTTTTTCGAGAACGGGCGTTAATATGTCCATGAGAGCATTAGCTTGACGCTCTTCGTACTCACCCGAAGTCTCGCCAAACCCAGTCTTCATCATCATTTTGTATTAAACAGTACTCGCGCCATACCTTTATCTAATCTAAATACGTTATAACTTAAAGCATATACATCAAGTGTTCTGTCTTTTGTGGTATTCTCAGTTACTTTTAACTTGATGAGTTGATTATTGATTAGAGTAAAATTTACTTGACCAGTTGGGTAGTGCTTTTC